CATCTAAATCAAGGGCATAAATATTGCCGTTTTCAAAGTCGCCGACAATAGTTTGACTATTAAAATTCATTTGACATTGACCACGATGACGCATAAAAGCACCATTGTTCCAGCTTGCACGTTCATGCCAAGCACCCGTAGCCACGTCATAAACCCAAGTAGCATTGGCAGTTGGAAAGTTTAAAACATAAAAAGCATGGCCTTCTTCTTGGTATGTATACGCTTCAGCGTCAGAAACGTCACCATAATTTTGAATAGCGTATTCTACGGCATGGGTAGATACACGTTTGCCTGTGTAACCTTGATTACGATAAACAATACCATAGCCACGAGGATCAGCCCCAAGCCAAAAGATACTATTATCAAGTTTAGCAATAGAAAACGGAGCCAAGCAACCAATTTCATTGTACGCACCTTGAATTGGGGCTAAAGGAAAAGGAATTGTACCAGCGTCATACCAAACCTCAGTTGTGCCTTGTCCAAATACCCAAACTTCACGGTTATTGGATACAACGGCTATAACTTGATCGGGAGAACTTTCAGCAGCCGCAAACGCTAATGGATCTATATTGGTAGCATCAAAAATACCAGTAACCCAAATAATCTGCGTATTTGGCTGATTAAATGCAAAATAGCCGTCAATGTAGCAAACGGTAGCTGCACCAGCAAAGTCAGGGTCGGTAATCTTTTCAAACGTGTTGGTTGACTCGGTGTAAACGTAAGCATCAGGATTACACGCTAAAAATATCTGTGTACCGCTATCAGCAATAGACACTGGGCCAGTACCGCTAACGGTGCCAAGCAATGTATAAGTGTAATCCGTTTGAATCTTATAGAACTTGTTGCCCGATACCACGTAAGCATCTAAACCGCCTGTAGAATGAGTCCAAAAACCACGGATAGGGCCAGTGCCTATGGTAGCTAGTAAACGCAAGCCAGGGGCGCGGTTAAGGAACCCGCTAGTCATTCCACCTTCGGGAATAGCCTCGGGAAATAGGTTGACCATACGGTTATCCGCAGCATTTACGCTACGGGCAACATAAGCTTGGCCTAAAATCGGCGTCAGCATTAGTAGTTACCGGCAAAGATGTTAAAGCGCTGACGAGTACCAACAATGCTGTAAGGCAAGGACATGATGTCGTCAGGATTATTAATTCTCTTAAGGTTGCGCTTAGAAGTCATCGCAATACGAGCCACATTAGGTGGTGGCTCTACACCAAACTCATTGGCAATCTCACAAGCAAGATTGTATTTAAACGCTCTTAAATAACCTGGGGGAAACGCCAAAGTAGTTGAAAGACTAGCTGGCTGAGTTAATTCCGTGACGGAAACAAAATGCCAAAGTAACGCTTTTGTAGGTACTGGGTACACGTACATATCAATATTAGGGTAATCCATATTGATCCACATCACTTGTGGATAAGTGGAAGTCACCGTTTTAACCGCAATACCATCGTATTGTTGTTGGTTAATAATCTTGATACCAAACGAAATACCGTTTGATGGATCTAAAAAATAAGTTGAATCATCTAACAAAATAGGACGATTACCTACAAAATCACCTGTAGGGCCTAATGTTCTATGAATTGTATTTACAGGCCAAGTAAATACTTGATCTTGGGTAGAAAAAGTTGAAAGACGTTCGGTATTCCATGAATCAATCATTTGATTCAAAGCGGAAAGGGAATCTTGAGACGTAGCAGCAGAAGGCGTTTCGCCTTCGGCAAGCATCCCGATTAAGCGTAGCGCTCCATTTATCTGATCGGCGGCGGTAGTAGCCATAACAACTCCTTACTCTGCGGTTTTACGACGTCTTTTTACATCCAGTGTATTGACAGGAGCCGCAAGTAATTCTTCTACCATTTCTTCTACTTTTTCTGATTGCGTATTCAGATCGTAGCGTTTCCAACCTTGTGCTTCATCATAATCTGCTTCGGCGTCTATTGTAGCAACTTTAGTGCCATGAATAGGATGCTTTAAATAAATTATAGGCATTATTTTTCCATTTAGATAGGGGGACAAGCCCCCTATTTTATTAAGCTACAACAGCAAATTGCCATTTAGAGCCATCAGATACAAACAATTTACCAGTACCAGTTGCATTGCTAGTAGTAGCAATAGAACCGACAGCAGCAGTAGTTGTAGTAGTGTTAGCAGTAATAGCGGTAGTTAAAAAGTAAAGTGAAGCGACAGCATTGCCAGCAGCAGCGGTACCGGATGTGGTAACGCTAGTAGCAGTAACAGCAGCAAGAGCCGAAGCACCCGTAACGGTCAAACTATCAAATTGAGGGTCGCTATACGCAACGCCAATAGCTTTGGTATTTGGCATGATTTTTCCTTTTAAAAACCCGCCCCGAAGGGCGGGATATTACATTACGAGATGCGATACAAAGTCCAAGTGCCTGTACCGGTCTTACGAGCGCGGAAAGCGCCAGAAGTGGTAGTAGGAACCGTGATAGTACCAATCAATGTCCAACCAGTATTAGTTGTAATTGTTGCTGTACCACCATTAGCAATAATATTGAAATCAATAGAGCTATTGGTTTTTGCGCTTGAAATAGCAGCATCTAAATCAACACCTAAAGGTAATTGCAGGTTATTACCACTGCCTGTGTAATAGATAATGCCGTTAGTCAAATCAGCAGATAACAAAGGTGATGCTGCTGCTGCGTATGTTACTGGCGCTGCTTGAACGCCAATAGTTGCTTCTGATAAATTGCCATCGGTAACTTGATAGCCACCTGCTCCATTTGGAAGTGCCATGATATTAATTCCTTAAAAAATTGATTTAAAAAGCCCCCGCTTGCGCGGGAGCATTTAGGTTTAACCCCACATCCGAACGCCCATTGCTGGACGAATGGCTGAGTAACCGTATAGAACGTCAATACGGCAAGGTAAACGGTCATTATTAATATCGTATTGGCGAACAACACGCATAGAAATACCGTTGTGAACTTGACGTGAAGCCATGTCAACACCTTGTGGCAACAACAAGTCAGCAGTTGCAAAAGTAATCGCATCTTTATGATAGATCAAGTTTTGTGCATACTGAGTTGCAGAGCCGCCTAGGAAGGTTAATACAGCGTTAGCAGCAGGGAAAGAATCAATAGTTGCCAAAGCATTAGTTGATGTATACATCGCTGGAGATACTGTCAAAGTGGCAGTTGTGCCAGAAGAAACAGTAACGGGCGCTGTTACAACGAACTGTTGCAATGATCCAGTTGATTGACGGGTTTGTGGGTTAACAGCATAAACGCTACCGATAGTAAATACGTCGCCTACGTTAAATGTTGGTGAACCACTTGTAAAGCTGATTGCCAATGAAGTAGAACCTTGAGCAGTCACAGTAGTAGCTACGATAGGTGCAGTTGGAGTCACACCAGTTGTATGCTGAATAATAGACTGGCTCATGTTGATTTCTTCGTAGCCCAATACGCCCATACCCATCATGCCATTCTTAAATTGACGGCTAATTGTATCTGTAGGATTAAACAGACCTTTCATGCCTTCAACCAAACCTGCGTTGGCTGCTGGGTTAACAGTAGCGTAACGTGGGGACATAACAGCAGCAGCTTCGTTCAGTTTTTGTTGAGCTTGCAACAGAACTAAAGAAGTAGCAGGAGTAGTACCAGGAGTACCAACTGACTGATAGATAGCTTTGTAGCTGTTTGCTACATCGTTATCAATAGAAGATGCCAACTGAGAGATACGTGGTTTTAAAACACGTTCTGCAAAGTCATCTAACTGCATTGTCAATTCAGCAGAGGTGAAGTTAACACCAATGTGCTTTTGTGACGCTACAGTCAAAGTTGTGTACTGTTCGTTGTCGTCTTGAACTTGCAAGGCGGCACCGTCAGTTACCAAAGCGCGGTCTGGTAAGCGAATACGGAGAGTGGAACCAATTTTGGCACCTTCAACAGCGAAGGAGTCATCATACTGGCGGTTTACGTTACGTGTGATAACAAGATTGTTCTCAAGGATTTCGAGAGCTTTTCTTGTAATCATGTCGATGGTTAAGATCGAATTTGACATAATAAAGTCCTAATTAAAAAATAGTTAGCGGTTTCTCTGCGCTTCCCACTTCTTGATCTGACGTTGGCGGTCAGCTTCAATCCACTCTGAAGTCGTCATGCTTTTAATGGCACGAGGATCCGTTGTGTCTGTTGCTGGAGATCCAGTGGATCTCGCCGTAATCGGAGCAATTGGTGCTGGGGCGCTCGAAGTCTTTTTTACTACGGGATTATCAGCTAATTTAGCCTCAATTTTCCCTAATTCTTTGGCCTGCTGGAGTGGCGATAAACGTGAAATACGATCGGCTTCTTTCGGATTAGACCCTAGGTAATAAGCCATGTCGGGGCCAACATCTGAAGCTTGAATCGTTTGAGCCATCGCGTCAGTAATTGGAAGCTTGGGGTTATACGCAACTTGTTCAAAGTCATCGTATTTAATCCGCGCATCTTCTTCTTTGTCGTGATAAGACTCAATGATCTCAGACTGCATCCTAGCTTGTTCACGCCTAGCAAGCAATTCTTCTGCCTTCTTTTCTGCCAAAGCATCAGCATATTCGTCAGGCGAATTAAACTGCTCAATCGGCGGGATTTCTACTGGGGCTTTTCGAGCTTGTGTTTCCACGGCTCTAGCTGCCTGTTCTCTTTCCCACTTACGTTGTTCTCTAGCTAGACGTTTCCCGATCAGCGCATCCACATCCTCTTGAGAGAAGGTTTTAGCCGCTTCTGCGGTATTTTCTGCTTCCGGCGCAACTACTTCAGCTTCAGGTACAGCCGTTGCTACCTGTTCTGGCGCGGATACTTCCGCTGGTACTACTTCTTGACTTTCGTCCATTTCGATGTTTCCTTAGAAACCCTGGTGATCTGCACCAGTACAGTTTTATTTATTAAATATTAATCGAAGCTATCTTATCTTGTAAAGATTTAACTCTTGCATCAAGCGCGCTTTGATCTGAAGCGAGTTTAGCTTGACCAGCAATTAATTCTGCTTGAGCTTGAGCTAGACCATCTTCACGCACAGTCAATGAAGCTTCTTTAGCCGCTACATCTTTAGCAGTAGCAGCGCTATCAGCAACAGCTTGATTTTCAAGCGCAGTTAAGTCTTTTTCACGGGCATCTAATAGTGCTTGTTTATCTTGCGAATCGGCGCTAGCAGTTTTAGCAGTTGCCAAAAGTGCATCAGCTTGAGCTTTGATGTTTTGTGCATAGACATCAGCATCCGCAAGCTTTTTATTTGCATCATCAACAGCGCTAATAGCACCTTGACGTTTTGCCAATTCGTCGCGTAAAGCGACCATTTGAGCTAAATCGGATGGGAACTGTTTGGCAATATAGTCAAGAAATGCACTAGAATCAATACCGCCAGTGTCACTAGAAATGTTCATATATCACCCTTAAGCGTAATAGCTAATGTTGAGTTCGGCGGTACCGCCATTATTAATAAATTGAATACCATTTAAG